AACTGTCCCACTATGAAGGGGATCAATCAGGATTCAGTACGACTGCACTGTTGTTTTCTTTGGTAAGGGATGGGTTGCTTACCTGTTTCCTATTGGATTTTGTTTGTTTATAATCAGTTTGTCACTAGCTATGCTAGTTTGCTCCCAGAAATGATTCGGAGAGAACTGGGCGAAACCGGGCTAAATGCTCGGTCAATCATGGTAAATTTTGGAATAAATTTTGTTGGTTACTTATTTGGTGCCAAAGCACCGCATGTTGAAATGCCTGCTCTCACAGCAGACGACCTGGCACAGATGCCTGGGTCATGGCCGAAGACAGATGTGACTTTAGATGAAATGATGTTGGACACTGTTCAATTCTTGCCATATTTAATTGGACAGTCAATACGTGCGGGGGTCACTTTGTCTTTCTTTCTTTTTGTTTGGTTTTTGTTCTGGGTGTTAAGTGGGATTGCTTGGTCCATTCCCATTATTATGTCTGCCATTATTTTCAAGTGTTTTGGTGTTGTGTTCACCGTCACCCTTACTGTGAAAGTACTGCTGTGGCTGTGTGCTGTAATATCTAGTGCACTTGCTCTAGGGCCTCTCTTGTGGTGTTTTGTCATCTCATTTGCTATGAGTTTTGCTAAGAGCACGCCACTTGGTAATGAAAAAGTCAAGTCACTAGTAACACGTCTCCTGGGAGTAGTGTCGGAGCAAAATTTGAAATTTAGTATTCATTTTGGTGGCATTACTTTCACTGAAAAGAATGTAGCTGCTCTTGCATCACAAGATGAACCCGCAGTTATAGCAGTTATAACTTACTTCCTTTACTGTCCAAGTTTCTTGCCCGGTTTAGGGGGTTTGGTCTCTGTTGCTTTCATGTTGACCATGATGTATTCCAGAGTGCTATATGCAGCTGTGCGCCTTCAAACACGTGCTTTCTTTTTCACCTTCAGAGTCTCGTTGTGCGTGATCTTTCTTGGGCTTGTAGCTTCTGACAAAGTCATCATGCTTGGTTCTGATCTTTTAGTCTTCACTTGGACGTTACTCTTTTACCCATTTTATTGGTTGGTATGGAGGCGCAACTTCAAGACAGCTCGAACCTTGTTCAAATTGGCTGTGTTGCGTGTCTTATTGAAGCTGATAAACTGGGGTCTTGTGCTTCACTTCATCTCCCTAAACGCCAAATCTGACGTCAAAGGCTTGAACTTGAAAAAGAAAACCCTACGTTCTTATTGGAATAACATGATCTTGGATCTGAATAAGACAGTGGACAAAATAGCTGTGCCCGAATTCATCAGATCTTTGCCGGACAGATTTGACAGGGATGCGATTAATGAAACTCAAGAAATTTTGTCTGAACTTGGTTGGCCCACTGCACCGGTAGTGTCAGATGGAAAACCAACTGCTCCACAGAACATAACAAGTTACATTGACCACGTGATTGGCACTACTTCTATAAAACAGGGTGTTACACGCCTAGACTTGCAAGTGGCCAAAGAGTTGTGGCGGTTGCGCGACAACACTAAGGACTGGAAAAGAACTGAACAGTACGCCACTGAGGAAAATGAATTGGAATCATTGGCACGGTACTTCGAGGCATTGCCGGTTGAAGGGCTTGATGTGTCTATTAATGAGGTCATGGTTTTGGTGGGGGATATTTTCCGTAACTCAAAATTGACCCCTTTCCACCACATTCTCAGGAAGTGGGAAAAGAAATATGGTTTGGGCCCTTTTTGGGGGGAAATCACCAAAAACGGCAAGTGGAGAAAACTTAAAAGATCAGCATTTATTAAATCTATTGGTGGCATTCCTGCAATGCTCCAATTGTGGGCTAAGACTTTTAAGGTGGCTCCAGGCCTTGTGCCCGTGGCCGGAGTGTCTGTTAAAGGGGAAGCTTTGCCACCGAAGAAGTGGGAAAATGACTTGGTTCGCACGGTTATTAGTGCCCCCATCGTACATTACATTTCATCAACTCTGTGGAATTATTTCCCGAACCACAATTTCAAGTTTTGGTCTACTAATATTAAAGTTGGTATGCCATTGAATGGCGCCAATATTAGTAAGTTAATAGCGGAGCACGATGCGTATGACAATCACTTCGCTGGTGACTTTACAGCTTTTGACTCAACTGTCGGGGCGTCTGTTGCGAAAATAATTGCTGGAGTGAGGAAGAAAGGGTTTTCACGTCACCGTGATTATGCCAAAATTTGTTTCCTCATTGATGCTAATTATGAAGCATTACTCAAAATGCCAATGATGACCACATCTACTGGCAACATTTATAGCAAGAAAGGAGGTCTGTCGACTGGGCACTCATCCACATCAACTGACAATTCCTTGGCAGTGACAATTTATTATCTTGCTGCTTGGAAGGCTATTACTGGTCTTTCAGCCCATGAGTTCCGCCATTATTGCAAGTTAAGCAATTATGGTGATGATCATTTGTTGTCTTGGCACAAAGCTGCCCCGCCAACATGGAACTCTGCCAATATAATCAAGACTATGTCGCGATTTGGTGTTGGCATTAGGGATGAGGAACCATCACATGTGTTGTCACGAATGACTTTTCTTGCGAAAGGGTGGCGCAGACCAACTGGCGCTGACATTGCAGCCTTCATTCTTGCTGGAGTTGCTGTGCCTGGATGGGTTGTGTTCCACGATGTCAACAAGCTTGTCAAGAAAGCCTATGCACCATCAAAAGATGCGAAAGTTGACAGGGATTACCGTATCAAGAGGCTTGTTTCCTATTTGTATTTATGTGCACACCACCCCGATGTGTACGAGAAGATTGTTGCTTCTATTGAGGAAGTGCGTGTCACTAATAAGGGCAAAGTAATGCGTTTGGCTGTTCATGTGCCATCATATAATGAGGTCCTTGCAAAATGGTACAATCCTGAATCTGTAATATCTGAGGAAGATGTTGAAGACCCAGGTGAACAAATTCTTGATTACAGTATGGATGGCATTGCTGACACTGTGGTTAACATTTTGTCAGTCATACCTGACTTCCTGAATCCGGCGATATATAATATGGGTTATACCAACCATTTGATCAGCTTGTTTCGGCGTCAACTTTCGTGGCCTGTCCATTTGATCAAAATCGCCAACTCAGCATTTGGCCCAGCGGAAGTTGTTGCCTTGATAAGAAAGACACCATATGATTTCTTGGCTGATTCTGCGGCAATTATGTCATCACCAAGAGAGCATTCGCCTGGCGGGTTGTTATTGAGGCATTGGTTGTTTTGCCTATTGTGTAATCATTCGGAGTCAACCTATTTGGGAAATTTGTTGACACATGTCGACAAGAAAATAGCGTCCTTTAATTTTATATTAAATGGGCACGTGCAAACCATTGTGCGCCGTTTCGACATACCCTGGTGGCGTGTTTTAGTTATTTCCCTGTTATTCTTTATACCTGATTTCGCAGTGCCTGATTGGGTACTGTGGATCAGAATGCCTTCCTTATCTGAGGTCATTGAGGGAGCAACAGGCTACTTACTAAATGTAATGTGGACCAAGGTGCCAGTCAATATGAAGCAGTCCTTACATGCTATTGAGTCAATTGGCAACTCTATTTGTTCTGTGCTTGTTCAAGCTGCAACAGGTACAGGGAAGTCCACTTCACTTGTTGCAACAATCTACAGAACCGTTTGGTCACGGTATGACCGGATTATAATGGTCGTGCCACGCTCCTTGCTTGTAGTGACACTTGCTCCGTATTTGCAGTCAGCATTTGGACTACCAGCACACCCTGTAACGGAGGGATTTGTGTATGACCCGAATCAAAGGTTCATCATTTGCACCGCTATGGAAGTGTTCCTCCATGGTGAGTGGCTGAACAAGTCAAACCTGTTCATTTGGGATGAGTGCCACGTGTTGGAGCCGCACTATTTGGCCTTAAGGCACATTTTATTTTCAATGCAAATGAATGTTGTCATGACAACTGCCACTCCAACGGCTCAGAATTATGATGATGCAGATATCACATGCCCACTCACTATTGCCCGTACTTGGGAGATAACCGAAACATTGAGTGAAGTAATTGATGCTAGCAGCATGACTGAAAATATGTACTGGCAAGACTACAGATCAAGAATAATACGCATCGTTAAAGGGTTTCCTGGTGCGAAATTCTTAATATTTGTCGTGGATAAGAGTCAAGCAGATTTTCTGTCTGTACGCTTTGAATCCCGGTCATGCATTCTTTCATCTGAATCTAAAGTCATTGATCCGCAAGCAAAGATCTTCATTGCTACATCCGTTGCTGACGTTGGTTTAACTATACCCAACATTGACTGGGTCATAACTTCTGACATCACACGTTCCAGTGGGCCAGTACTTGCAGTGGCAGGAGAAAGAAATGGTATTGAGAAAGTGGGCTTACACAAATTGAGCCCATCCACCATTGTTCAACGGTTTGGCAGGACTGGAAGGACTTCGAATGGCCTTGCAACCAAGTTCTCATACACCAATGCTCCATTTGTGGCTCAGATGAATGGTTGGACATTGCGCACAATCGGTGCTTCTATCCTCCGGAATGGGGCGCCAGTTTCGCTGGTTGCAACATACTTCCCTGAGGCACTTGAGTCTCTTTGGTCTGACTCCCTGCCTGGTGAGTTTGAAGAGAAAAGAGCCGACTTTGTTGCCAGATACGAGGTGTTTCAGCAAGCTCTCAAATCTGTACACCAACGCAGTTACAAGCCTGCTTTAGATGCAACCACTCGTGCTGAATTTTACACTATTGCAGGCAACACACTTCCATCCTCACGTTATTCAACTGAAGAAGGTGAATTTCATGGCTTGATGCAGCCCATCCCAGCAACTACTGATGATGTTCACAGATTTGTTGTTGGTGCGTCCAAGTGGCTTGTTGATCGCAACGCCAGACTAAGTGAAGATCAAATCATTTCCTTCTTGCGCAGTAGGCACCTAAGTTGGAGCTCATTTATGCAGTCATTCTCTACTACTGGTGAATGGAGAGAAGACATATTTTCAATGATGGGGGTGCATGACACGATTGAAACTGGTAGGTTTGGCAAGAGAAATGCGCCAGTGCCTAACCGTGTTGAGGATGAACCAATGCGTGATGCCGCTTACTTTGACAATCCAAAGCCCACAGATGTCCTCGCTCCTAAAGCCACGCCTGAAGTGGCTGGACGGCTAGCGCCACGAAGAAAACCTATGACTGAGGAGGCACGGGCGAGGCTCAGCTCACTCATGAGTGGGGCTGGCCCTGTAGGTGCGAATGATCCCGAAATGGACCTGCCGCCACACCGCAGAAAGGACGCTAAAGCCATCCCTTTGGCCCCTCGATCTCTCGAGGAGTTATTGAATTCCGGTTGGGGGAACCCCCCTGGGCCGTCAAAACTACCAGATGAAGAGGACTAATTGACCAATTCACTTTAAGCTGAACCAGAAGACGGCCGGAGAGCACTGGAACGAAACAGCAACCCCACCCTTTTGGGTAGCTGTCGCCGCAAGGTATTGTTATTTACATGGATTACAAATCAAGTATTGATTCATGTGAAAGTGCCATTAGCACATTGAAGAATTTCGCTGCCACTGCAGACCCATTAAGCGCTTCAGTTTATATTGAATCTTTATCGTCAACAATGCCTAAATGTTGGCCCAAATTGCCTAAGGGCAGGCCCAAAATGTTGCTGAACAATGACCCTCAAGAAGTCAAAGATCAATACCATGAGTGGATCACCAAGTACAGAACTGTGCTTGATATGGCTCAGGTAGTTACTTCCAAGATCCAAGACGAGGATGCCACCACCTACTTCTCAAAGCTTCAAGATGATTTTGCAACTGAAGTAAAATCAACTCAGCCAGCACAACCTGCTGAACCTGATGAAAGGATTGGCAGTATTAGGGATTTACCTGATGTTGACGACATCGAGTTCACAACTGTTCAGTATAAAGGCAAGGAAAGAGTCAGGACAAGGGAGCAGAGGTCACAAGTCGTGCACCGATTTGTTTTCTCACCCACTCCTTCAGTCGACTTGGGCACTGATCTGCACGTGGACCCAACTCCGGAACTTGAGGACATGGCTTTCCCCTGTCGTGAAGTGAACTGGGGGCTTGCCTACCAAAAAGCACAATATGGGTATGTCAATGCTGACGGCAAGCGCGTTTCAAAGGCCAAAGCATCGCCAAGTGAAGCAAAAACACTCAAGCCTGTTCAGACCTCTCCAGAGGTTTATTACGACTTGAATTGTGCTGAGAAAGAACTAATTCTCGTACTCAGACAGTCACAACTCATGTGTATTGCCCATTTGAAAAGCATCTACTTGAAACTTTCATCGGAGAATCGCACGACAGTGACTGATGATGAATGTGAATTAACACCTGAGGAAGCTGGTCAACTTTATGGTGAAGATGAGATGCAATGTGCGCAAGTGTCTTACTGGGCAGCACAAGCTGAAGCAGCATTGAAGGACCATCACATGGAGTCCAAGCATAAGATTATTCAAGAACTCTATGTTCGTCTTGCTGAATTGCCTGCCAGGTTTGATCGTGGCGAGGCCGCGCGAAAGTGGACTCGGTTCTTGATTGCTGACTTGATGAAGGGCACCAGCCCAAACAAGTCAATTGCCACAATGCGGCATTCGATCTTCTCTTCTTGGAGACCAGGTGAAGCCAAAACAGCGTACATCAAACGTGTTTCAAAAACGACTTCAGCTGTCTGGGGTAAACAAGCTGATAGCTTAGTAGACTCCTTCAAGAGATTGACTGACTTTGATATCAAGCCAGTCAAGAAGACACGCATTGCAATGCTGCGTGAGCAACTTGCGAAGCAGTCACCAAGTCCAAAAAGAGTGGCGAACGCAATTGCGTCTTCTAGTAAGTCCTATGCAGCTGCTGCGGCTAGCTCTGTCAAAAAGGACTTTGGGGAAGCAAAAGCGGCCATTCCTGAATTAGGATTAGGCACCTGGTTCAGGTCATGGTTTTCCACCAAAATGACCGTGTCAGTTGAAAATTTGAAAGCAGCCAAGCAAACCATCGCTAACAAGAACTTGTTCTCCCGTTTCTGGTCAGGGGTTGTTGGCATTGGCTCACGCGTCTTAACAAAGACAATTGACATCACACCACGAAAAGTGCGGGGAGCGCGTATCATAGCGCGATTACCTCGTTTCACATGGCTTTGGGCGAAAGCCAAAGCCATCAACACTATTCGTTGGTTTGGCAAGCAGCTTTTTGAGGAAAGTGGCTTGCCGTTCGACTCGCCTTCAACCACTGTCTTGTTTGACAGTGAGGCTGAGTACGAACCAATCACTCTAGGTGCCCACTCGGGCACTTAAAGTGATTTCCTTTAATTTATTGAGGTTTTACCTCATTCATGTTTTAATTTTATATCCTAC